CACATTGACTTACTGCCCTAGAGTTTTCATCAGGTCTTGTTTCGTATAGTCGTAGCATATCATGTTCTCGCCATGCTTGGCAAGAGCTTTCTGTTTTAAAAACAAGGTTAAGTGACTTGACATGAAACCTTTGTTCATCTTCTGTAATGAGACTTAGTATTACTACGTATATCCATACCATAATATTGCTCATTTTGTATAGCAGTTTACCCACATGCTAAGGTGCATCGTTCAGGTAATGTCCACCATTTCACATACATCACCAGTGCAAGCCATAGTCTGCATACCACTAGTATTGTCTGCATGTTCTAGCTCTGCTAGTTTAGTCCAATCAATCTTAGTAGGTGAGTTATCCACCATGTCATAGAACTCTTCTTGTGTACACTCTTGATACGGTGCCTGTTGGTACGTGTGTTCATTGAATGGTAAGAACTACACACCAGACATTTCATCAAAATGTTTGTACACAAATGCCCCTACCTCTAGCCACTCATCTGACTTGACATTGATCGTGACACTAGGCTTATGCTCACACCAATGACGTTGATACATAAGCCACATGTCTAGCTGTTCAATGGCTGTCATGTCTGCTGTACACACTGCACCCAAGGGTGACTGCATTGGAAAGCTGAACACTGTGGTAGCATCAGGCTTCATAACGTCAGGCTCATTAGGTATTCCCTGTGACTTCATAAACTCTGTCAATGGGTCTTTATTATCTCCACGCACAGTACGGATATAATAGGGACTATGACGAGCATGTATTCCAGAAGCCGAATCAACCAGTTGGGAAACTGTTCCACTGGGCTTAACGCAAGTAATAGCAGTGCTGTGAGGGATACCAAGACGGTCAGCCCACTCAGCGTTAGTAGAAACAGCCACATTTTTAAGATGCTCCAATGTTTCGGACAACCCTTTGTTCTCTAAGGTCATCAGTTTGTTATCCATTATCCCCGTGAGTGACACACCGAGCAATCTTTCTGCCGCTGTGTTGGTGTGCCACACCTTACGCAAGTATGGAAAGTTGGTGAAGGTGGATTGTATTGTTCCAAGTACAGTTGCAAGACGGACTTTTCTTGTAAGGTCTTCCAGACCATCCGTAGCCCTGATGACAACCTCTGTAAGATTACAGAATTGGTTAGGGCGTAAAATAATCTCCGAACACGGGTTGGTTCCAAACTCATAGCAAGTCTCTCGTCTTCCATTTTTTGCTGCTTGTTTAATCGAAGCTTCTCTATTAAATATACCACGCTCCCCGCTCCCACTCTCCATTAGGGCTGTCCACTCCCGCATGAAAGCCATGCTGTCAGGCTTCTCTGAGTAAGACACAGAGTTGTTAGCCAAGGCTCTATGCCCTGCATTCTCCCACCAGTTGCCTGACTTGGCGTGGCGCATACGGTCATCTGACAGGTTAGACAGGCTGATCATAGCACTACGGCGCACACCACCCACCACTACTACTTCACCAATCTTACACATAAGATCGTGACACTCTAGGCTAGATAGCTTACGCCCTTGTGCGCCACGAAACGTAGTAGTAGCAAAGTTAAACAAATCAACCAAAGGAGCAGGACCACTAGCCCGACCACCAAACGTTTTAAGCCTTGCACCTGCAGGGCGAACTCTGCTAATATCCCACTTAGGAATTTCACCAGCCCACAGGAGTGCCAACACTTGTCTCAACCCTTTAGCCCATCCTTCCTTGCTGTCCTTGATGACAACAGTAGTTTCGCTTTGGAAAAGAGTAGGAACATCAGGGAGTTTAGCGATGAACTGACGCTCAACACTGAAACCAACCCCCGTACCGCAAAGCAAGATGAACATAGCCTCATCGAAAGACTTAGGGTCATCTACGGGTAGGTAGCTACAATTATACATACAGGTATTATCACGGTCAGCAGCTTTACCTGCAGTCATAAGTGATCTCATACTAGGCATAACCTCAAGGCTAAGGATAGCACTACGCATTTCATCTAGGTCAACAGGCTTGAGCCATGTCTTAGCAATGTTGTGCAGGTAACGCTCTACAGTCTCACCCCATGTTTCACGGCGTCCCTCGCCTTCAAGCCAACGTGCATAGCGGCTGGTTGCAATGAAGGTCTGGTAGTCACTGGGTAGGTAATTGTTATTCATCTTTTACTCTCCTTGGGGAACGTGAAGATTTCTTTACGTCCTCTTTCTCCTATGTGTGCTTCCAGTATTACTTGAGCCTTGTGTAGCATAGCACAAGCTAACATAAGGGTTTCTTCTCTGGTATCACACATCATTATTTGTTGTTCTATTGGTTTAAGCAGTTCAACCATTCTGCTCTGTATCTTAGACAAGATTAGACAGGTCAGGCTTCCAGTAGTTTGACCCCTTTAACACTTTGCCATCAGGACGTTTGATTGGCTTACCTTGTGGCCCTAGCTTAGACATATTAGATGCGTGTACCCTGCGTACAGCTTCATCTAAGTCCCACCCGTAGGTAGCTGCATAGCCATACGTAACGTACACTAAGTCAGCTAACTCTTTAAGTAACTCTATTGGGCCATCTGCATCACGTACTTCACTGTACTCCTCTTTGAGAAGCAGCCAGCGTAGCCCTTCTAGCTTTCTGCTGTAGCCATACTTTTCATCAAGAGGGTGATCCATTGCTACTGCAAACTCTTTTACCATATCTAGTGGACTACGAGTGTGGTCTGTAGCAGCCTCTCTGTCGTACTCAGCGAAGTCATCTATCTCCTGTTGCGTAATCATCCCTGATCCTTTACGTTTATATTAGATATCTCTACATCATCTATATCATAGATAATACGGGTCATCAAGTCTTTTATATCTTCTTCATAGTACATAGGGTGAGAAGATAGGATGTTGTTTGACTTGTCAATATTTAAGACAAAAGTAACACTAAACTTCTCAGTATTCATTAAGATCAACCTCCTGTATTAAACGATCCAAGTACCATCTAGCTTTCTTCAAGTCCTCTACCCCATTCTTGTAAGGCCAACGCCATAGATACTTAAACGAGTTCTGCCAGCAGTATGCCTCATGAGGTGTTACATTAGCTACCTCTGACATAGCTTTCATAGCATCTATGCATTCAATGTTAGCTGTGTTGTAGTGAGGTGGTTTATCTACCATGTCTACCTCAAAGGGCATAGTTGTCTCTTTCCATTTAGCCATACTAACAGTTACCTTTAGTTTTGGTAAAAGCACTTAGCGTAAGTACATTACCTTCTGAAGTATAAGAAGATTGAGGTACATCTTCATCTTCATCATCCATAGGTACTTGGTTCTCTTCTAGTAGCAGCTCTACTCTCTCTTCTAATGCAAACCTAACGTCCTCATAGACTTCATCATCGTCATCATTAAGTAGCTCAAACAAGCCAATCATAGCTAGTCCTACACCCATAGCATCTGCTAGTTGTTCATCAGACATTTCGTGGTCATCACTCTTACATATACAAGTACCAATACGTCCGTTACCCATAGGCTTAATTAGTATTGCAATCTCATCATCTTCTAGTGTATATGGCATCAAGTCTTCCTTTTTGACTTTAGAGGTATCTTAGTCTGTGTAACACACTTTCCCTGCTCTGTCAACCATTCTTGAGGTATTAGCCTGTGAGCATACAAGAAGTTATTTTTCTCACACCAATCACAGTATCTACTCTTAGCACCCTTGTAGAGTTTAGCTTTAGAGTTACTGAATACAAAGCGTATGTCTAACTCAGGGTGCTGCCTTCTTACTTCCACATGCTTGCGCCTGTCCTCACTGTCAAAGATACCCTTGGTCTCAATAAAGATACCGTTGTCCAACTGAAAGTCAGGCGTGTAAGTACGATAACGTAAGTCCTCCCACTCTATTTTAAGTAACTCATACCTTACCTTTTTCTGGCACTCAGACAAAACAAGAGCAGTCTGTTTTTCAAGACCACTCCTGTACTTGGCTTTAAGGTGTAGCCTCTTAGGTTTAGGCATCTGTCTTTAGCTTAGTGTAGTGTACCGTAGGCGGCGTTAGTTTGCCTTGGTAAGTCTTAGAAGGTAGCTCTTGATAGTCAGGCCAACAGGCTTTCTTGAATGAGCAGAAGCTACACTCTCTGCATAGCGTTCTGTTACCTGATTCTTTCTTGCGATAGGTCTCAGGTATGTCTGTGTACTGACGCTCAAGTGGCTCATCGTTATCTAGGTAGTCATACGTTTCACGCATCTTATCTAAGACAGCCTCAACGTCAACGTGCTTGGCTGAAACGTACTTGTGATGACCGTTAGCCTTGTTGACTACCCACCATCCCCCAACCTTCTTACCTGCTGCTGTAGCGTAGCCTACAAGCTGTGCTACGTAGCCAAAAGGATCACTAGCCTGTAGTGTCTCAAGGTCAACAAACTTCTTAGTGTATGAGTAATCAGATGCACTCTTAACATCGTCTACCCTGCCAGCCATCACTAAGTCATACTCACCCTTGATTGGGCGTCTACCTCCCCCTAAGTCTAACGACACGTACTCATTGTCTTGGAACTCTACACCAGCAGTGCGTAGGATACCTTTGAATACTGCCTCAACTATATCGCCTAGCATCATGTTCATCATGAACTGCTCTGGCATTGGTTCTTTTTCTTCTGGCATGTTCTTTTCAAACCAGAGTTGACACTTAGCGCGTCCTATGTTGGACATTCTAAGCCTGAACGCATCCCGTGGCCCACCGTTGAATTGCTTGTTTAGTCCTGCCGATACGTCAGAAGCAACGTTCTCAATTATTGCTTCTGACATTTCTGCTTGGCCTAAAGTAGCATCACGCATGAGTATCTTAATGGGTAGTTCAGCAGCGTGTGCAAAGTCCATCCTAGAAAGGAATTTCTTCTACTTGCACGATAGCGTCAAGTATAGCTGGGTCTATAGTTACATCAGGCTTACGCAAAGATTTCCACTTACTAAAGACATACTCATTACGGTAGTCAACGTAATCAATAAATGATTGCGCTGTAACGTGATCCTCTGGCACTATTTGTGTTTCCTCACCCAAGGAAGCTACCATAGTAGCGTATTTGTTTCCTGTAGGCAAAACTTCTTTTTTAGAAGAAAGCACTATACTGTACTCAACAGGTGCAAATTTTAAAGATACAATAGCTTTAAGAGCTTCATCCAAGGAACGCTTACTGTCAATATTCTTTACGTCCATAGTAAAGTCAATCTCTGAGTCGTAACCTTTTACAGCTACGCCATGCTCATCAGTGACCTTGCCTAGCTTAACTTTACCAAACAAAACCTTAGTGTTCTTAACGCTACGGATGACAGCTTTAGTATCCTCATCTAAGGCTTCCCAATCCTTAACGTACTTGCTAGGCCGACCAAGGTTGAATGTCCCTTTGGTATCTTTAATATCACCCTTAAGGACATCAACCATAACAGTTTTGTGCATAGTGCTACTAGAACTGTCCCATTGTGTCCACTGCTGCTTTTGTGCATAAAGCCGAATAGTAGCATTACGGCTATACACGGTGTTACCCTCCGCATTAGTCAGCTTGTAAGCACCCAAGGGTACAACTACCTTCTCTTCAAGTTCACCGTCTGTATCTAC